TAATACACCAGAAACTATGGGATTTGCTAACAATGAAAACGTTATATTTAAATATAACGTTTTCATTGTTAGCAAATCCCATAGTTTCTGGTGTATTACCTGATCCCCTATCACCACCATTACAAAATATAACTTCTTTAGAAATTTCTAAACATTTTCTAATTGCACCTTTTGCAGTATCATCAGAATCATCCCATGATATTACAGCATCAACCATATCAAGATGTCGAATTATTTCAGCACGTTCTTTCCAAGATTGAAAGTATTGACCTTTTTTACGAGTCAACCATTCTTCAGTATTTATTCCAACTATCAAGTAATTGGATAAATCTTTTGCTCTCTTAAAGTATGAAATATGACCACTGTGTATCGGATCAAATCCACCTGTAACTAAACTAATTTTATCAAAAAACATTATTCAAAAGTAGAATCTGGTTCTAATGCTATGTAGTAAATTAAATTATAATTTGAATTAGTAAATTTAGCAAGTAGTTTAGATGAAATTGTAACATCATATGCGCCAGGTATTATCTTAATGTTTTCTACCTTAAAGTTAAAACTAAATTCTTTATTAGTTTCACCTACAACAACTGCAAATTCATTTGATGTATCATTCTTCTTATCACGAACAACAAGTTTTACAACACCTGCTTCACCAACTGCTGCTAAATCTGGTAATTGATATACTGCTGCTGCCTTAAGTAACTTCTCTAAAGTTACACTCTCTAATTGAAAACTAACATCTTCACTTGGAAGTGATATTTCTTTTTCTGGTGGTGCAACAATGACTTGTGGATCTGCAAAGAAATATTTTACTCTTCTTTTACCTTCTTGAATAGTCAAATGTGAATCTGCACTGAAATCTAAATTAGGATCTTGATGCAAACTTAATCCATTTAAGAACTGATTAAGATCATATATTGCAACATCTTTTGGAAAATCTTCTGATATATTTGCTTCTGCTAGAATATTTTTAGCAACAGATATTGTGCGGAGTTTACTACCCTGTTTTACAAGTATAGAGTTGTTAATTCCAGCAAAATTTTTAAGAACTGTGAGTGTGCTGTCTGTTAATTTCATAGATTCAATAGTTTTCATAGTTAAGGCATTTGATCAAAGTTGCCAGAAGGCATTGATGGTTTCCCATAATGTCCATCAAAGTGTAATAATAGCATAGCATAGTGTATGACTTTTAACAAGTCTTTCTTATTCTTACCATCTTTATTTCCATATCTACTTCCATACTTAAGTATATTTGCTTGGCAAAATGCAGATGCTAGATCTTTAGAAGCCATCAAATCAAGTGTCTGAACATTACGATACTCATGTTGAGTGCCTGTGTAATGTCCTTGATATGTTAAAGATACATATTCCTCAATATCTTTTAGAATATCTTCCTCGTGATACTTATAAAAGTGTGCTCTTTTTGGTTCGTAAAAATCTTGATCCATTTCTGTTTCTTCTGTTACTTGTAATGACATTCCATCGTCATAGGTTTTAAAATGATGTGCTCTTTGTTCATCTATATCTGCCATGTAGTCTTCATAGTAATCATTTTCATAATCAAGACCATCTTCCTCTGGATCTCTTGGTGGCCATGGTGAACCTGGTGTCCATTCAAATCCACCAGAGTTTTTGATAAATTCCAAATCTTTATCAGTATTACCTACTACCCTTTCTGCTCTTTCTCTGTCTTTAGGATCAGTAAAAGGATTTTTTGCATTAGGATCATTACGTTTATAATCGTAATAATAATCTGAATGTTCAGTTTCTTTTTTAGTCACAACAGGGTAATCCTCATCAAATGTTCCATCTAATATAGATGCTGCTAAACTCCATGCATTAATCATAGGGGAGATTTCTCTCCCCATATTATATCAACCTTGTGCTGATTCGTCAACAGGTATATTAAAATCAGCATCTACCTTATCATAAAGTTCCATGAATGATTGCTTAGTATCATCATCAAAACGATTTGTGCAAACTTGGATTGCTTTTGCTTTGTTTCTAAAGATAGAGAAAGCACGGATAATATGAACAAGACGACGAGTGCTAATGATCTCTTCAATGCCACCATCGTAGAATGTCTTGCGAATGATGTCTGCCCAATCAACAAGTTTCTTGACGAATTGTTCATCATGAACACCGACACTTGCGGAATGAAGACAAAGTAACTTCTCTTCAATCTTCACTGATGGATATGATTGCTCAAAAGTCACAGGGAATCTTTCAAGGAATGCTTCATTCAATACGTTAGTACCAATAAATCGACCATCGTCAGATCCTTTACCTTTAGTATTCGCAGTCGCAATTATGTTGAATCCTGCAGCAGGGTTGACCCATCTACCTATCTTCTTCAAGAAAACACCTTTACCCTCAAGAATAGATTGTAGGCATAGAATCTTGTTAGATGCTAAATCAATCTCATCAAGAAGAAGGATGGCACCTCTCTCAAGTGCTTCGATAACAGGACCATTATGCCAAACAGTGTTGCCATCAACAAGACGAAACCCACCAATAAGATCATCTTCATCTGTTTCTATCGTGACATTCACACGAATTAATTCTCTATTTAATTGGGCACATGCCTGTTCAACAGAAAATGTTTTACCATTACCTGATAATCCTGTAATAAATGCAGGATAGAATTGCTTGGATTTGATTATATTTTTTACATCTTTGAATCCACCAAAAGGTACAAATGTTTCATCTTGTCTTGGAACTAAGTTTTTTACTTCACCTTGTGCAGATGGAGAATTGAATGTTTTTTCAATCTGTTCAACTGCTTCTTGGGTAACTTCAAGATTCCACTTACCT